CCCGCCGTAGCTCCACCCAAAGGAGATAACAGCTGCGGCTGCTGCCAGCATGACGATAGCCAGACAAGCTAACAAAAACATCTCTTTTTTCTTCATTCAATCCACCTTACTAATAAATATACAAGCCATATTCCATACAGGATAAATATAGCAGCCGCTATATCACAGCTTAATATTTTTCGTACCTTCTGTATTATTATTCTTTTGTTGGGTCTCGTCTATTGTTCCCCCCTTTCTTTGTCTATATTATATACCCCCCTATATACATTGTCAACACTTTTATTTTAAATTTTTCTCCCTGTCGATATATTCACTATAGCCCGGCTCGTCTTCCAGCCCCTCGAAAAACTCTGAAACGGTCATTCCTAAGCCACTGGCAACTTTAGCGATATTTTTCATCGACAATGTTTCCGTTCTGCCTACTTCAAACTTGGACAGTGTGCCATATCTTACACCCGAACGCCGGGCAAGTTCAGCAGGCCAGATACCTTTTTTGCTGTATTCGCTGTAAATTTTCTTAATAATGAAGCGATTAAGCGGTGTCGCTGCTTCCAGCTTCTTTAGTAGCAGCTTTCTGCCTGCTGTCCATTTGGGCAGGACTTTGAAAGTATCTTCGTATTTTCTTTCTTGATTCATTTTTGCACTCTCCTTGCGTGTATCTACATAAGTATATATTAATACACTATAGTACACTTGTCCATAGGCTTTGATGGTTTTGGGATAGCCTTCGTTTGAGCTGGCAGGCATAGAAACCCCTTACCACGAAAAAGACAAAAGTATATATATCTTAATCGCGTAAGAAAAGGGGTTTTCTATAAAGTAAAGACAGGTTAGCCCCCGCCGTCGCTGTATAGTTCTTGGCAAATACCGCACTTCAACACTTCTCTACGTCCTAGCTCCGTGCTTTTCCCCCGTGCTTTCGCACCCGTAGCCGCCAGCCGTGCATTTTATAGGGTATGGCTCCCTAACCGCTGCACACGGTACCACGATAGGCCTTTGCCGTCTCGCCTGTATAGGCCCTTTATCATAACCTATACAGCACATGTACTTATATCTGCGCTCATACATGCGGGGCAATGATTTTATATACTCGGCACATTGCAGGACCAACAGTTTTTTATACTAGGTCTGTGTTCGCCTAGTCGCTACTTTAGCAGTTTCTGTTATTTAGTTTTAGATAAAGTCGCCATTCGCTTTTAGATAATAGTTGACATTGTATGTCGATATTGATAGAATAGTTACAGAAGCTTAAACCGGCCTTGTTTTAGGCAAAACTAAAGTAGGCTCCATGATTCAGATTTTTTAAAATCGAGTTCATGTAGTTGTAGAAGTCATAAACCGGTATACACTGGCCTTATGAAGTCACAGTTTGAAGTTTTAAACGGTTTGAAGTTTTAAATTACCTTCACTAAGTATTTAAAACGGCTTCTATTTTTTTATGCCTTTTTACATTGTAACCGCCGCCGCTGGATACGTCAATCTTAAATTTTGACCAATAGCTTCCCCCCCAGCTCCTGAAAGCTAGGTTTTGCGCTGTTTTTCGCGGTTTTTCTCACCTGAAAAAATTTGTGTTGACACTTATGTAGTTTGGGTTTAAAATTTACTTGTGCAAACTCCTAAAACTATATCTTTTCTCAAAGTCTGCGCTTTGATACAGGGACCCAGAACAGGGGTAGTATAAAGCGGTGTTCCAGACGGGGAAAGCGCCATCTCTGGTTCGTACTCGGAGAATGGCGCTTTTCTTTTTATGTGTTATATTAATAACGGTAGCTAACTTGTCTGCCTCTCTCCCTTCATTTTTTCATTCTTCCTCCGGTATGACCTCGGCTGCTTGTCGGTCGGGGTTATATTTTAAATTTATTTTATGCCCCCTCTTGATTATTTGGTATTAAAGTTGTATAATCATATCAAAGGCAGGTGAATAACTTGAATAAAGTAAGTAAAAAATGGATATGGATAGGCTTGCTGTGCGTGGCCTATGATAGTTTTATCGCTCGGCCGTTCTGGCGTGTGATTGACACTTTGGCTGATGTATTGTTTTTTATATTAAATCCAAGGCGTGTATATGAACCTGAATTCTGGCTGTTTGTATTGATTCTAGTGTTGGGGGTGTTCTGATGTTAGTATGTCTTCGGCACATGGATAAAAACAAAAAGCCTTATGGACCTAATGAAGTCTACGTTGTCAGCTCGCTCCAGAAGTTTGTTGCGCTTGTGATGAACGAAAAGATAGGCTGCACCTTCCGCCAGCTGTGTGAAGAATACGGCATAGCGGGGCAGGATTCCCCGCCGCCAGATGTTTACGCAATGGCGATTAAAGAAGCTTACTATCATCACGGTATTGAACTCAAGATATCAAACAAAGGGTAAAAGGGTAGGTGATTATTTTGACTGATGAAATCAAGTTTCCGCTGTTGAAAGCCAGCGATATAGATGTACGTATCGACGACTTGCGGGAGATAAACTATAACAACAGCTCGTATGTTAAATGTCGGCTGCTGCTTTATAAAAACGCCCGTGTTGATATGAAGTACCTTGACGCAATGTTCGGGCCGATGAACTGGCAGCGTAAACACACGCTGATAAACAATGAGCTTTTCTGTTCGATTGAGGTATGGGACCACGACAAAAAATGTTGGGTCTGCAAAGAAGACGTAGGTGTAGCGTCCAACTATCAGGCAGAAAAAGGCCGTGCATCTGACTGCTTTAAAAGGGCCGCTGTAAATTGGGGTTCTGGTCGCGAACTTTATACAGCGCCGAATATCACATTTAACTTGGCCAAGAACGAAGCGTCTATAGACGGTAAAAAAATCAAAATCGCTTTTGGGGTAAGCTTCCACGTTGGGCATATCGCCTATAACGATGATAGAGAGATTACAGAACTGGTTATTTTGGACGCCAACGGCTACGGCCGTTTCTTCTATCCGGCCAGTTTAAAAGCGTCTTATCTCCAGCAGCACCCGGAAGCCGCGCAGGCACCCGTACAATATACTCAAAAACCTACACAGAACGCACAGGGCGCTTCTAGGAGCGCTCAACCGTCCCAGCAAGGGCAATCACAAGCGCGGCAGGTTACGCAGCCTTCTAATGGCAATTCTGGCGCTGTAAATGTCAGAAGCGCGCCTAGTCCGTATATGTGCTTAAATTGTGGCGTCGAGATATCGCAAACTGTGCGCAGGATATCCGTAGAAAAGACAGGTAAGGCGCTTTGCATGTCTTGCCGGAATAAAGCATTATCGAATAAATAAGGAGTGATTTAAGTGTTTATAGCAGGTTGTGTCTGCGAAAACTGCGGTAAATTATTAAAAACGAAATTTACTACCATGGGAAAACTGATAGCCTTTGCCCGTGATTCTGGCTGGTCGGTTTCTAATCACCGCCAAGGACCGGACGGGAAGCGAATGTATACATACTGTGATGACTGCCGCCAACCGGGTATAGGTCGGCCATTGGGTCGGAAGAAATAAAGAAATAATAAAACCCCTCGAATTCGAGGGGTTTTATTTATGCCGTTTTCATTTGACTTCTGCCTTTATATTAATTCGGTTACGCAGAAAGGATAGCACGTTTTCCTGTAACCAGTAGTACCGTGTACCCCTGCTGCTATATAGTACCTTGTGCGGCACATCTTCCCGAAGGTCTTTTTGTAGCTCCTTATAACGCTTTCTAAAGTGTTTAACGGTTATATCAGGCTCGAACGTATTAAGAAAGTGTCTAATCAATCGCCCGGCCAGTACGCCAGATATAAAGTCCATTCTTTGAAGCTCTTTCCGGCGTTGTATCTGTTCTTTATAATCATAGTTACGCAAGCTTACCACTCTCCCCAGATAGATTCTATCCGCTTATTCTCCCGGTCCTGATAGTCTAAGTATTCTTCCAGCAAGTCCCTGTCACTACAAGCTTTCATTTCTGTGCGCAGCTTTTTCATTGCGCTTTGACCGGGGGGGCTTTCAACGCCATAGACGCGCGTCACGGATTGCGCTAGCAAATAGGCGTCGTAGGTTTTTTCAAATAGTTTGGCTTTACTTTCTGCGGTAATCATGGCGCCTCTCTCCTATTGGTTTTCAAAGTATCCCGGCTTATACTCCCGTTGCAGCCAGTGATAAAACGACAGTTCGCATGTGTGAAATGCCTCGTTGTTGGGGTTTACCATACGTTCGTTGCAAACGTCGCGTATAGGGCATTCAAAACAATCCTCTATAGTTACTAGGTTTGACAAAAATGTCCCCAGCTCTTCCGGGGACATTGTACGTATCTTGTCCAAGTTAGTCATACTACTTACCATCCTTCCCTGCGCACTCTTTGCAAAGTGCCCCTCTGGTATCAATCAGTACAACGGTATCTATATCAACCATTTTTCCACATTTATAGCATGATACGCTCCATCCGTGCGCTAAAAATGCTTCATCGGGCACTTTCCCGTTTTCCCAATATTTATCAGCCCACGGCAGCCGCTCAACTTTGACGTCTATAAAACGTTCGCCCATTATGTCTGCAAACGCTGCCTTGGCTTGTCCGGCCGTGTTTGCAAATGTAATTTCTGATTCTGCGTCGTCTCCTACGTATGCGTAAGCCTTTAGTTTCATTGTTCATCACGTCCTTTGTTCAGCCGTTGGCCGCAAAACTCACAGTAAAAAGTATCGTTATAAAAATATCCTATATCATCATCATAGCCAAGAATTGTTTTACAGTGCGGGCATACAATTTCCCCGTCCAATAACATATCAATAGTCATTGGAACGTTTAATACTCTGCTGACTGCTCCTGCGCATTTATCGCAGAAAACAAGGTATTTGGCGGCATTACTACCGTCGGCAGCCACTCGAAGCGTTTTTACATTCTCCCTCGAATGGCAAATATAACATTCTTCGTTGTGTTTAACTTTTACGTACTCAATCAATACAAACACATCCTATACTCTACTGTGTACCACTTCATACAAATGTCTTCTTTATCTGATTAATTATTTCGAGTTCGTAAAGTGACGGCGGCCGAATAGCTTTTCTCATGTTATCTCACCCCCGTACTTCCGAAGCCGCCAGCGCCCCTGTCGGTTTCGGAAAGCTCATCTACTACCACGAATTCAACATCTACGTTACGCTCAATGAGCATTTGTGCTATACGGTCGCCTGCTTTGATGTGTTGAACTGTGCACCCACAGCCACCCTCATACGAAGCATTTAATTTACTTTCATACATAGCTTTTACTTCTCCTCTGTAATCGCTATCAATAATACCGCAGCTATTCGGCTGTCTAAGGCCAGTTTTTAGGCCTGTGCTGCTTCTCGGAAATATCTTTGCATGATATCCGGGCGGAAGCTCCAACGCAAAGCCTAGTCCTATCAGTCTAGGGAAATCCTCTATATCAATATCTTCTCTTGCGTAGCAGTCGAAGGCTGCCGCGCCTGCGCTTCCTTTGGTCGGCATTTTCCCGCCCGGTAATAACTTTATTTTGACTTCCATTTTTTCATCATCCTTTCAAATTGTTTGTCATCTGATAGTCTTCATTGATTAATCAGCCTTATAACGTGGACTTTATTCAACTTCCAGTTGACAGGATTCCTAGAGAGAATGCCGCAGTTGATATCTTCACTCTGAACGAAGAATGGGCAATCTGTACAGTATTTGTATTTAGCACATTCATTCTGAATAGTTTGCAAAGCGTCTAACAGTTTTTCATAGTCAATCATTTTTCTTCCACATTTATATTAGTAATTTCATGAAGACGTTGTTCAAGGACTTCACAATCATCATCTAAATAAGCTACATTTATTGCTTTCTCAATATCTTCATTCGTAGCGTCGTCTCTGACCTTTACGGCAACAAAAAGCCTGCATTTTTCAATAATTTCTGCTGTAACTTTTTTCATCTTATACACTCTCCTTGTCATAGGGGGCTATATATCCATATCCAAGACGCTTTTTCTTTCCTCTGCGTCCATAGCAGCAGAATTCTTCGTCTTTCAGGTTGTTAAAACGTATTTCACGCCACAAATTAATTTTTTTTACCATTAGACAGTTTTTTCTGCAAAATAACATATGCAACTCCGGAAGTTACGTTCTCTATGCTCACTACTTTATAAATTGTGCTTTGCGGGCCAGCTATGCCTATTCCCTTGTTATTTATGGCGTAGCTGCCGACTTCAAACTTTTTCGTCATTGTTGTTCTCCTCGTTTAAACGTCTTTTAAAATAGTTAAGTTCTGACTGTAGCCTTGCTATCTTGTTTTTTAAAATCTGTTTGCGCGCCTCTGGAATGTCTTTTTTGTCAAATACATAAATATATTCGTCGCTGTAAGGTAGCAACCCCAAATTTACAAACGTTTGTTCACAATCTTCTATATAGTCGCCTAAATATAAATATTGGTCCGCACGAACTGCACGTTTTAGTAAATATCCGCCGCTCTCTGTCCCATCTATTTTTGATAGGTGTTGTCCAACTTTATATTTTTTGACCACTACACAAGGGATGTCATACCCTTCTAATGTAACTTTATATATGATATCGCCCGTTTTTAGCATTTCTCGGTCTCTTTCTTTAAGAAATGACGTTTCAACCAGTAACCGTTATTAAGGTTGGTAGCAATCCAGTTTAACAGGTCGTTTTCATTGTAGTACCAGCGTAAAGTACCATATACGTCTACTGGCTCGGCTAACACATAGTTTTTAGCGTTGTCCATCAAGTGTTGATAAAGCTTGTGCCAGTTATAGGCGCATAAGTCCGGAATAACTTGCATACGCTCCCAAATCCTTTTCCCGGCCATCACGCCGGAGATATAGCCCTGCTTCTTTAGCTCCTTGATTCTTTCATCTGGTGACATCGTTATATCTCCCCCTTATTTATCCCGTTCGAGAACGGCAACATAGTCACGGCCATCGTGAAAAACATTTACGATACGCCATCTGTTAAGGTCATATGTTTCGTTAATGGTTCTAATCAACTGTTCAATCCACCGGTGAGTTAAACACGTATATACTTTACCCATTCGCCTTACTCCCATCTCTACGATTCCAGCCCTTTACGGCCAGCTCAATAGCTTTGGCGATTGCTTTCAGTCGCCCCGGAATTCCGCTTGTAGCATGGTTATAATCAACATCTGTAATAGGTCCACATGCGTTGCATTTTTTGCACTTTACAAAAGCGTACACGCTTTCTGAATAGATGTAACCTTCATCCGGCTTGCTGTGAATTATCTCCCCTTCACCGTCGCAGAAAGGACACGTTTCAAGTTTTATATCTTCAATCTTCATTTTCTTCTTACTTCTTCCCAAAATTTCAGACAACGCGAAACATTTTTAATCGCTGCTTGTTCGGTTTTGTAAACGCCGATGTATTTGCACAACAAAAAGCCTTCCGCCGTTCCACTAAAAATTTTTTCTTCTATCCGACCGGTTGGGCTGACGAAGTAATAACGTTCTCCGACAGCTGGATAAAAAGGCTTTTTTTCAATGAAGTAGTTTTCCCTTAACAGGTCGATAAGCGCAGATTCTAAAAGCATAGCAGGCGGTTTATCTTTTTCGTTCATTACGACGGCTGTTAATATTCCGCCGTCAATGTCTTCTATCTTGTAACGGTCAGCAAGGCCGATTAGTACCCTATTTCCATCCATGTTTTTTATGAAAAATTCTTCGTTGACTAACAACTCGTTGTCGGCCATAAATTGATTGATATACTTGCCTATCATTTTTTCACCTCGCTTTTTACTTGCTGTTTTAAAGCTGAATACTTCTTGTTGAGCTTGGCCAGTCGATACCGTTCGGCGTTCAAGTTCTGGCAGATGTTTTTGACCAGTTCGGCCGGAAGCTCAACTTGTGCGTTCTCCCCGAAGTTTCTAACTGCTGTTTTAGCTCGGTTTATAACGTCCTGAATTATATCGCTTTTTACTTGCACGTAATCACTCCTTTCTATGTTCTATGTCTATATTATATACCCCCCTGTATACATTGTCAACACTTTTGTTTCGATTAGGCGCAAAAAAGGCCCCGAATTTCGGGGCCTTTTCTTTATTTGCTTTCTGGCCAGATGTTTGGCCAGACGATAGCTATAACGTCTTTGACCGTTTCGGCCGTTTCCACCTTGTTACGCAGCGCATAGAAGGTGTTATATGCTTCCGTCTGCTCGTTGCTGCTAATAAGCAGTACGCTTTCAAAGTCGGACTTCGACAACATCACCCATACACTGTTACCTTCTTCGTCCTTGACCCCAAAGCCCTGCTCTCCTTTTATTTGAGCTACGCTATAGGCCGAATTGAATTTATTGATATCCGCGGCGGTGCGGTCGAAGTAAAATGTCCTGTCGCCCTGCTTGTACTTCGTTGGCTTATCGCGCAGGAGCTCATAAATCCCGTACAGCTCGTTAAGCTTGATACTTTTCGCTTCTGCCAGCGACACCATTACTTCCTCGCGCGTTACGCCCAGCGCAGAAAGTTGTTCATCCGTCGGGTTGTCCGGAATGGAAACGTTGAATAAATCCGGCAAGCGGCGTATCTGATTTAACAGCTCATACTGCTTGCCCTTGTAGTAGTATACGGTTCTTGTGTACTTCATATTCTCACCTCTTATTTTAGCCGCTATATGGCAACGCTACCACGTCACAGACTTGGATACTAAAGCTATCCGTATCATCAACGATAGCGACCACGTTAATGATGTTGTTGGCATTCCTCGTCAATGCCGGAGCTACGCCCTTCGGGTAGTAAACCGTTGCACCGCTCGGGAACTTCCATGTAACAGTAGGTGCAGTTGCGCCAGTTGGAATCCAGAAAGTCAAAGTTTTACACATGTATGGCGTGCTGCCTACAGTGGCCTTGAAGTTCATCCCCGAAAAATCCATCGTAAGACTTGTTGCGTTATTTATTGCGGCGTTAATCAAATAGATGTTAGCCGCTGATTGATAACTGATAGTATTACCAGTATTCGGCGTTGAGTAGTAAGCGTTCTCGGCCGTGCCGCAGAAGTATAGGCAGTTTTCGGTGTTATCCGCACTGATAACGCCATTACCAGCGCCCCCTTGACTGCCGACGTATAAACGCCGTGCAACTCTTACGTCTGTAGAACTGGCAGGACATTGCAAAGCCCAGCCGCTAGCACCTGCGCCTAATTCAAGTCCAATATTAGATTCGCCAGTACGTAAATGCATTGCCATGCCGTCGTAATCCAATATGGTTTGGTCGGCATTTTTAATCGCAAAAGTTGAGCTCTTACCGCTATTAATCGTCACGTTGTTTGCGTCAAAGGACGCCACATGGGTAGTACCATTAAACCGGGCAACATTTACAATCTTATCGAATATAGTAACTGTATAATCGCCTGACGCGCTTCTTCTGATACCTACAGATTCTGCCATTGAGTTACTTCCTATCTGTAGTGTGTTTGGGTAGATAGTGGCTTGATTCGATGAAAACTCGGCAAGGTCTACCGCGTCCTGTTCTTCGCGAGTTTGAAGTACTACATTTCTCCCGGTTCCTGCCGTTAAATTAAGCTGGCCAGTAGATACAGCTGTTAGACTTGCACCCTGCGCGTTACTACCACTAACATAGCCTAAATTGATAGCCCCCGACGCTTCACTGCCTGCGCCACTTGCTACAGCTATGTAGTTTTTAAAGTGGGTAGAGTTGTTGAACGTGTTTACGCCAGTGAAGTTGTTATTCCCTGCCGCCGTAACGTCGCCGCCACCAGCCCCGGCCACGCTATCATCAACATACTTTTTGGTTACCGCCTGCGTGTCGGTAGTAGGAGCGGTAGACGGTAAGTAAATCGGTCCTGTTACCGTGCCACCTGTCAGGGGCAAGAATTCACCTTGGCCAGCTTCTATGGTGATATTCTGCGTCCCGTCGAACGGTACGCCGTTAATAGTGCGGGCGGTTTCTAGTTTCGTAGCGGTGTTTGCGTTGCCTAACCATTTTGCAACGCCGACATTTGTTATTCGCGCAAATTCAAAGGCATTGTGTGAAAGGATTGCTGTTTCACTTTCGTTAGTAGTTATGGATGTAGACGCAGTATTATTGCCTATTTTGAAGTAATGTCCAGTGCTTTCTGTAGCAATATAGTTTAATGCCCCTGTGGTAGAAGCTATGATATTCGCTTGTACTGTTGCTGTATTGGGTTTTACGCCTAAAATAATTTGTCCTTGACTGCCTGCCGCTGTGCCGTTTGATACAGCAATGTTTGCTCTGAAAGCATTTAAGGCAGTAAATGTATTAGCTGAATTTAATTGAGCATAGCCGCTTAAATCGGTATCACCTGCCAAGATATCCCACTTTTCGCCGTCCCATGCCACGTTGTCCCCGGCTTCAATGTTGTGGTCGGGGTCTGCCTGTTTGACGTTATAAACGTCGCCTACTTGCTGGCCGCTGGTCGGCAGGTTGGCGTATGTTTCAACGGACCCTTTATATTTATAAACCGTCGCTAATCCCAGCTGTGCGGCAGTTACTTTATGCGGGTTGTTGTAATCGGCCTTATGCACGTCCAGCGCATTTTTTACGGTCGCAATGTCCCCCTCGGCATCGCCAAGGCTTCCTTGCAATTCTGTGATATCGCCTTCAATGCTAGTTATATCACCTTTAATAGTGGTGATTTCTCCATTGATTGATGTGATATTGGTATTGATTGTTTCGACCGCAGAAGTCAATTCGCTGGCCAGCGCATACTTTACCCAGCCTGTCCAGCTGCTTACCTCGATAGGGCTACTGTCGGGTACAATGGTGCCGAAGCGAACATAACATGCGCCGTCAGCCTGTGCGATAAACTTCTGCCGGATATAGGTTTCATTATAGTCGTCGTCAACATCCAGCCAGCCGGGACCGGGAATAGGGCCGTTCGTGTTGGCCGTGCCTTGAAGGAATGCCCTTTCCAGCTCTACATGTGTATTGAAGTCGATGTTATCTGTAACGTTTTTATACCAGCGCAGTGTATCAACTATAGGCTCCAAGACGTCTAATCGCTGGTTAGACTGGTCGGCAGAAGCTTTAGCCTCGTTAGCCGCTGATAGTGCCTGTGAAGCGTTTTCAATGGCAGTATTAGCTGTAGACTGCGCATTGTCAGCAGACGTTTGAGCGTCGTTCGCTGATTTCTGCGCTGCGTCGGCCGCCTTCTGTGCAGCGTCGGCACTGGCCTGTGCGTTCTCAGCTTTAGTCACTGCCGTGTTAGCAGTATTAAGCGCAGTATCCGCAGTTTGCTGTGCATTCTGCGCAGCTGTCAGGGCATTAGTAGCCATCTCTATAGCCGCCTGCGCTGCGTTGTAAGCCTGCTGCGCAATCTCGCGCGCTTCACGCGCTATTTCATCTGACGAATAGGCGATGTTGCCTATCTCATTTATAGCGTCCTCTGTCTGCTGTTCCATTGACCAGCCGGGCAGTGGTCCAGCTGGTGGAACGTATTGAAACTGATAATAAGCGCGGGCCTGTATTTTGTCGGCAATGTCTGCCGCCCGTGCATTGCTGCGCGCTATCATAGCCTTGACAACATTAGAGTAATGTTCCATGTGTCTAACATCCTTTCTGATTGATTTAGTTTCCAAGCGTTACCTGTAGGGCGCAGCTGCTAAACTTTGTTCCGCCGCTGCTGGTAAGCTCTATCGTGGCGCCTTGTGCGATACTATAAGCCCACGTATTAGCTGCTGCACTAGATTTTGTATTTCCCCAATAATGCCCTTTAGAACCTGCTTTTGTAGTGCTCCATGACATAATAAGAGTACCTACAGTGTTCCCGTTAACCTTGACAGTTACAGTGTTTGAACCGCTCTGGCTAGTGTCGTCATTTTGATTAAAATTGGATACTGCAAAAACTGAAATACTAGCAGCGGCAGCGGAAGCGGTAAAGCTTAAGTTTGTCATGCCACATTTTATCTGGCTGCTTATGAGCGTCTTTTTAGCATCATCCACAGCTTCATCAACGATATCCGTTATCTGGTCTTTTGATAGCGACCCGATGAATTCGAGCAGGGTTTGCCACGTCGCGCCGTCCGTGCCCGGCTCTTTTACGCCCGCTGTCGTGTCCGGTCCGTTCTCCTTGAGACAGACGTAAAACACATTTTTGTGTAACACCATGCAGTTAATGTTGTACTGCAAGTTGTTTTTGTAGGTGTACTGACCGCCAGACTGTGCCCACAGGCAGAAGGCAGAAAGCATGTATAGAATGCCGTTAAAGTCTGCTCTCTGCGGTGGGATACCGCCCATTTCTGGCTTAACCTGTGTTATGGCCGGAAAGCCGTTGATAAGACTTGCAAGTCCGGACGCTTCGTTGTTGCTGTCCGGGATAATGTTTTTAGTACCTTGGTCTGCGAATGCCCGCGCAAAGTTATACAGCGGTTCGTTGACGCTCATAGTATCGCCCCTTTTTATTCAGAAAGTGGCAACCATCTTACATAATTAGCACCGCTAACGCTCCATGACGCCCCTTTAGGGACCGGGAAAGAAATAGAACAAGCACCTTGGCCGTATTTACTGCGGCCTGCCGTGTGCATGACTTGTAGGCCGTTTACGTATGCCGTTATAGATGTGTTATTGTAACTTGTTGAAGTTACAAAGCCATCTGTAGCGGCTACGCCGCTGGTGCCTACAGTTGACCGGCTTCGGTTTGGGTATCTCTCCTATTGACGTGTCTATAGCGTCCTGCACTTCGTCCATCGTCAGCGACCCGATGAATTCGAGCAGGGTTTGCCACGTCGCGCCGTCCGTGCCCCTTTTAAAATCTAGTGACGCAATCTAATGTTTCACGTAAAACATTCAATCTGATATGGTTTCTTCATCGTCCGGAACGAATATACCGCCATCGGGCATAAATACGCCACAGTTAAACGGCTGTAATCCGCTGCCGTCAAAGCCGAATACGTTCGATGTATCTATCATTACCAAGTCCCAACCTACGCCAGCACCCACACATAGCGGGCCACCAACCTTGAATATAGCTAGGTCTTCATCTGACAGATACGACCTAAAAAGAAATCTGACGTGCATAGGATACGAGTTATAGTACGTCCCATCCTCTGTCTGTTTTTCGATTAAGACATTAAGAACAATTACATTGTAATCCGGAAACAGCTGATTTATCATGTAATTTAGCGTGTACAAACTAGCATCTGTGATGTTCGCTAGTGCTTTATAATAAAGCAGCTTCCTATATCCTTCGTCGTCAAGTGTTATCTTTGTACTGGTTGACTGGTCATATATAGTACGGTCCATGCCTATGATAGCGCCCCATATGTCCAGCCCTACGCCCTGCGCCGTCGCAATGTTAAATACGTTGTCGTAAAAGGTCCAGATATCCGGCGTGGGGTCAATGTTTTCCCGGAAGTCGGCTAGTATCTGGTAAATGGTAGGACTTGCAGAATATTGTGAAAGCAGATACGGCTGCTTTTCCTCGCGTATATCGTCGCAGGCCCTTACGTCTTCATTGCCTCGAAAATCCATGTTCTGACCCCCTAAGCTTCCAGCGCAATGACGGTTATATTATCTTCTGAAAGCACCGGGATTTCATCCGCCGGAATTTCAATGCTATCTACACGGCTACCGCCAGCAGGATATTGAAGCTCCACGCCTACGAAGTCATTTACGCCCGTCTGAATTACGCTTTTGTAAAAGCGGCTGGCATACAAGACTTGGGCCATCTTGACACGGCTATAGTCGATAGTTTCGCCGTTGAAGTTGGCCAGCACAGCCTTTTTTATCAGGTTTTCGTAATCTGTAGGCAAGGATAATGTTTTCCTGATAGTAACGTATATACCCATGTTGATAGTTTCGGGTATCTGGTAATAATACGTGTTTTCTGCCTTCGTCGTTGGGTCGATAACATCGACTTTAGTGTTGCCGTTCGTCCCGCAGCCGCCATCTATCTTTTGATGTATGGCGTTGCCGATGTCTTCTGGCTCGCCGCCGTAGACGCTTATATACAGGCTATGCGGCGATAAAGATACTCCCATTTTGGTGATAACGTTATCGCCCCTGTTTTCGACTACCTCGCAGGCTACAACGCCGTCAAGGTCGCTAACCGCTCCTTGTACTGCCGCCGCTGTGCCATGCGCGTTTTTCGATACGCTTTCAGCGCGCCGCTGCTCAAATTCGGCCTGCGTCTCGTTGTTTCTGCCGGTAACGCCAGAAGCGTCATTTGTTACACTGTCCCAGCCCGGTACCGCAGTGATGATTTTTGTAAGCGTGTTCGGACCTACTTCGATAGGTCCATACTGTGTGCAGCGGAAAACCGCCGTAGCTGTGCCGTTCTCGTCAATAGTGGTAACCGTGGTATTCAAAAACGTGTACCCGTTCACGTCCTGCACCAGTGCGCCATAAGGTATTATAGTGCCGTATGCGCCTTTGATGTTCCCTGTGACGTAAGTCGGTTGGGCGACGTGCCGTGTCAGAAAGTAAATGTTTGCCAGCGCGTCCTGAAAAACGCCCGCCGCCGTTTTGGGGTTTAGCTGGTTGGCCAGCGTGAGCAGTGCGCTGTCTTTCTGATTTATCAGGATTGCCTGACCGTCGATAAGCTGCCCGGCCGGGGTCTCGGTCTCGGTGTTAAGCAGTGGCTTTGTCGGGTCAACGGCAAAGGCTTTCTGCCATTGTTCAACCAGCCGCGCCCGAATAGTCGCCGTGTCTTCTACTACGATACCAGTATCCGGGTTAAATGTTATTGCCATTTTTACGCTCCTTTCTTTAAATCTGTATAGTGACATTCTTACTGTTAAGCGTCGTTATCTGCACTTCACCGCCATCTATGCGACCCTCGTTGTCATAGTCTATGGCAACTTCTACATCCGTCACGCCGTATATCTCACTGACGATATCTTTTATTCGGCTTCTAAGCACCGACGCCGATACAGAAAACTTTTTGCCAAGCGTGATGTCAAAGTACGGAATGCCGCGCGTCATATCTAGCGGCGCGTCTTCGTAGAACAGGCGGCAGGCGTTGGCTGCGTTCTGTGCGACTGCATAGTCGCCCGATGTAGTGGCGATATTCCCGGCGGCGTCGACAGCTACATCCCATGCGTTATTAAGATACAGCGTATAAGCGATAGGGTGGTCGGTGTTCGCGTAAGGGTTGAGCACTTCCTCATACTTACCGCTGACAATGATAGGTTCTGTTACTACTGGCGGGACTGGCTCCGGTCTTGGCGGTTCCAATACTTCAATTTCAAGCGTGTACGTGTTTTCGTTGTCGATTGAGCTTTGAATGCCCTCGAAGCGGAAGGGACCCAACACGGCCGGGGCCAGCTGCTCGAATGTAAACTCAAGCGTCTTTTCATCGTTCATACCATCACCGCCTAGCTGTTTTTGCAAAAATTGATAAAGTCTTCCGGCGGATTGGTGATATAGTATTCTCGGCCGTTTTTGGTTTTAATATAGTAATGGTCGAGCTTTAACTTTTTCCCCGCCTTTTCCGGGTTATCGTGATAAAACGTTTCTTTCAGCTTGAATACATCAATGCCGCCGTCAGCTGTGATATACGCTTTAAGCTCGTCGATATACTCCAGCAGCTCCGGTTTAATCATTGATATTCACCGCCTCAAAAAAACGATTAAACTGCGCCGGACTGAACGCGTCAATTCTCATGTTTTCCGTATCCAGCGTGATATAGTCGCCAACTCTGATATGCGTTCTTTCCAGCTCTAGGCCGCAGTTCTCGAAGTGGTCAAGGTAAAGCTCTGGACCGATGAAAAACAGCTCGTCACGTTCAAACGCCTGCTGCACCCATTCGGGGCAGTAGTACCCATCGGAGTTTTTCAAATCCCCGTCAAACTGATACGCCTTGAACCTCTTAGCCAGATGATATAGTTTCTCCATTTCTGCACTCTCCCTAAATCGTTGTAGTTGTTTCGAGGTATTTAATAAGCAGCGTGTTTAATATAGTCTGGTTGTATTCCGCGCCGTCTGGTATGTTGATTTTTACATAGAAAAGTGTGTTGATGTCTCCTACCTGCGGAATGTTGATAGCGTCGCGCCATACTATGTTATCAGGCGACAGCTTCACCCAGTCCGGATTAGTACCGGCCACGCTGATAGCTATTTCGTAGGCGTGCTCTCCGTTCGGGCAGCGCAGGGCATACGCTACCGGGTCGCCTAGTGCGCCCTTTTCCCCTGCGTACTTTAGCGGGTTCGTCGTTGATAGCAGGGCGCCGTCTGTGGCTCCGGCGACTGTCCCGCCATAAAGTCCTAGTTGTGCCATTGTCAAAACCTCTCTTTCTTCGATATTGGCGGCGCCCGCACTGGCGGCACCGCTCCCAAGTCGTGAAAAATTTTCACGAGTTCATTGATTTCTGGTTTTAATTTTGTTATAATGAATAACACGGTACTACAATAACTTCTTATCTCGACGACACGGGGCGAAAAGAACTGTGTTTGTTTTGTGGCTTGCCACAGCTGGAAGGCGCCTGATTAGTTAGGCGCTTTTCTGTTTTTATTGTTTACATTATATCACACATTTGATATAATTAGATTGCAATCAAAATACATCACCTTTCTTAAATCAGTGACGCGATTTAGAAAACAAGAGGGCGGCCGCAAGGCTGCTTTTTTGTTGCCATTTCTCGAATGCCGATGTATAATATATATGAGCGTAAGCTCTCTTCTACCTACACCTTTTTCAATATATTTATTCCATCCTGACCCTAAAACAAAAAGACTGCCGAACGTTGGCAGTCTTTTTGTTTTGTCACTTTGCAGTTGCAATGCCAGCTGCGGCACCCAGCATAAAAGCCACGGCCATAAAGAACACTAAATTCATAATCATGCCGTTAGCTTTCAGAAGGTTAAAAAACTCTTTCATAGTATCAGCTCCGCTGCGTGTTGGTTTAGATAATTATACCACACGCAGCGGGGTTACTTTTTCCGGCTGGCTAATTCAAACATTGCTATCTGATACCAGATAAAGCAGCATTGCGCCGCAAAGATTAGTAACTGTGCTTCGTATTTTTCCATATGGTCATAACGGACTATAACCGTTGTTAAAAATATCTGACTGACCAGCACCAATAAAAACGAAACCGGTATCATTTTTTACCTCCTCGTAGCTTCTGCGTTGACCGCTGACGGGTTTTATTACAGGTTTGCTATAGTTTGCCTTTGTCAAAAAGTTCGGCGGCTTAAAACTCAAAAATGAATTTTCGCAACTTGTTCTTTAACTCCATTAGTAACGATGTAATAATCTGGCAGCGTTACACCTGCGTTTTTAACAAGCTTCATGTAACTTAAAACTCCACGAATACCGTCAATGTACATAAAAACTTTAGCTTCGTGTTCTTTGTCTGTATATAGTAGTTCAGTGCAATCATGGTTAAGGTCTCTAATATATCCCCGTTTCGGGATGTATATGTATAAAACATCCCGACGCTGGTTATATTCCCGTGCGTCTTCGTCTTCTGACTTTCCCAGCTTCTTCTTAATAAACTGGAAGGCCTTGACGGCCGCCACGACATACAGCGCCCCTATGGCTACCGTAACTATAACATACAGCGGCGTTATAAAAACCAGCACTGCTAATTCCTGTAATTTGTCCATGCTTAACCTCCTTCAAGGGTGGCTATTACCTTCCTACTACCCTCTTTATATAAAGCCTTTTCGATTTCTTCAAATTCTTCTGTGGTAAGTTCGCGCAGAATGAATTCGCCGTTTTCGTCGACAGTCAAACGCTGCGCCACAAGCTCGGCCACTTTATCAAACTTTTCCCGCGTTGCACGGAGGACTTCAAGCGTAAACTTGTTGCCTACTGGTACTATGCGAACTTCTTCAACAACGCCGCCAGTTAGCTTAACTTCATCCAGTATATACTCGTTGCCGTTTTCATCCGTCCTTATATCGCGAACAATGTTGCACTTATGGCCTTCAAGCTCTACAACTCGCTGACCGCATTTGTTTTCTCTAATGCTTTTTACAAGGTACTCACGGCCGGTTATACAATGAGCGACAATGTCATTTTCTCTAATTTTCAACATTCTTTCCGCCTTCCTTTTATCACTGGCCATTTCCAAAACGGAAACAACCAGTTTGAGTAATAACAGGAGCAGGGCAGAAGCCCTGCTATGCATTAATTCATCGGAATAATGATAGAAGAAAAACTTCTGTCCCTGCCGTAGCCTGTCCCATATTGGGCAAACTCGTTGCCCAGTTTGTCGGTTTGAATTGCCCGCGTATAAGTTTTCTTCCCGGTTACAAGGCTTACCAGCAATACCTGTGGGTTATAAGGATTTGGCGAAATGTCTTTAACCTTGTAAACCGTGCCGCTATCGTGACGGGCATAGCCGCCCTTTTTTTCGAGGTGTTTCCCTTACCTCTTGACTATATTATATACCCCCCTCTGTATATTGTCAACATTTTTCTTAAAATATTTCAAAAAAATACAGGGCGTTTGCCCTGTATCTGGTTTATTCTGTCGGCGGGAGCACGAAGCCTTTTTGCAGTTCAAATGTTATAGTGCCGGTGATAGGCGACGAATCAACTACGGTAAACGGGTAGCCTAGCAGTAACACCTCGTACCCCGAGGCGCTGGCGTCAAAGTAATACTCACCCGGCTCTAAAGTTAAGCCCGATAACGCCAGACTGCCGCTGCTGTCTGTAATGCCCAGTTGCATAAGCATTTGGTGATTACCGTCATGCAGATATACATAAGCATTGGCGATACCTGCGCCGGTTTCTTTATCTTTAACGATAAAAGTCAATACTGCTTCGACTTCCCCCCAGATGTATAAACTAACAACCGTCTATTTAACATAGTTATCCCCATTTCTGAATGTTGATTGCCACTTTAGCTACTACCCATTTACCATAGTTGGCCTTTAGATACTCATACAATGCTGGTGGCGATTTAAAAGCGTATTGAGCAATTTTCCCGTCGTCACTGGCCACAACGTTTTCATTTATGGAAAAACCGGCGCCCGGAATTTCGCAGGACAGCGTAAACTTACGCTGTCTAACAGCCGGGTCGATATCCATAAATTTAAGCAGGAAATTATTGTACTCGTTGGTTTGAAGCGTTTTGAGGTTTGCTTTTGCCTGTGGGAAATTCTGAACAGTCATACCTTCCCAGCCAACGAAGTCGCCAGTTTGGCCATAAGTCCAGCCGTAATTACTTCCCCCCACAAGCCGACGAATAACGTTTCTTCTCCCTGTGGTTGGAGTTGCGACATTGCTATATTAACCCAGCCGTATTCACCGGGCGCTATGTTGACGCTCCCTGTGTAATCCGCATAGCCAAAAGCAGTAACAGTATACGGTATGTCTGTATTTGTCGGGACTTCGTAGAATATGGCCAAGCCTTTGTTGTCCGAGGTTTTTGTAACAGTTTCGCCGTTATAGCTTATTGTTATCTTGGCACCGGGAAGACTGCTGCCGCCCGGCTGGTCTATGTCGAATTCTAATGTTGTGGGCGGGCCACTACCCCCCCAGATGTGTAAACTAGCAATCGTCTGTTCAACACGTTTATGCACCTCACTCTACGTATATTGGTACAGTTTTGTTTCTGTTAGTATCTAAATAGTTAAATAGTGCTTGGTCTTGCCCAAGTTCGATATAATACTGTGTTCTGACGCCTGTATAAGTGATTTTTGTAAGTTTGTACGCCGCACCGCCCAGCGTGACCGTTACTGTCGGTATCTCGGCAGCGGTGTTGCCAAAAAGTTCGAAACTAAAAGTATTAATTAACAAGCCGGTAGTTATCGGGTCAAATTGCAGTTGCAAATAGCAGCTAGCAATCTGATACCCAATATATTCGGCTGGTGTGATACTGCCTTCTGCAATTCCGCTGTTAAAATACCCCCGATGATAAATACCTATCATTACATCGTCGAACGTGCCTACCAGCAGTCCAAAATCGTGATTTACAACGTTACCCCCCCGGCTCCGTTGAACAAAAGTCGTCTGTTAAACATGGTTTCGCTGCTCCTTTCATTAGTAGTCAGTCAAGTTCGGCTTTACGGCATTTATACGCTGCGAATATCTTATAAATGCCATGCCGTCTGTTCCGGCTATTTCACTGCCATAATCGACCGTGATACGATAAGTTTTCAGCGGCGTCACACCGATATACTTCGTGGCGCCTGCGCTGTCTTCTCCCGCAGCACTAAACCATGTTTTACCGCTAAAGTTTGAATACATACTGCAATAGCAAGGCTCGCCAGTTATACTGCCGTTTATTCCGCCACCCACATAAACTACATTCACGCCAGCGGGAATAACAACATCAAACGTGTCATAAAATCCGTCCTCGTCAGCTTCCGTGGTACTCCATAAGTTAGTATCTACATCAGGCAGCGGCGGCGGGGCGCTGTCCCCCCCCGAATCTATTAATAGACGTCTAGTGAACACATTATGCACCCCTTTTATTTAATGTAGTCCGTTTTGTTTGGAGTTTTAGTATTTATGGACTTTGAGTAGTAAATACTGATAGAACCGCTTTCCGTGCCTGTTTCGCTGTTCGTCATAACTGACAGGGTGTATTCTGCCCCACTTGTTACGCCGATATAAATATCGCCACCAATCCCTTCGTATCCGTATGCTTCCAGCCACCAAACGCCAGTTTTAACCGATTGGACGTCAATTTGTACAAATCCTTCCTGTTCGTGGTAAACATCGTAAAAAACTTTTACAACGTTACATCCCTCTGGAATCTTAATAGTTACCGTTCCCGGGCCGAAGCCGTCTAAAAGCAATGTATCTTGGTCGGGTAGCTCCGGAACAGGGTCGCTACCCCCCGGATGTGCTGACAAGCAATCGACGATTAAACATGTTGTTTCTCCTTCTGGGGACATGTTGTCCCCATGAAATCATGGCTGCGGCATTGCGTCGCTTATCTCGCAGGGCACAGTGTTACCAACGTTGGCCCTAAAAAATTCGTAAAGCTGTTCTGTCAAATCCGGGTCGCCGCCAAACTCGTAAACTGCCATATCGTCAAAAAAATCAACGTATGATAGCGTTACATCCGGTAACGGTTCCCCGGCAGTTGTTGAAAGGCTGACAATCAAATCAGTGGGAAAGCCGGGTCCGTCCCACATGATATACATAGTGATGTACGTTCTCCCGGTCATATACAGAACTTTCACAGTTCCAGTTTTGCCTGAAATGGTGCGAGGGTTAGGAGTTATGGCTCCGTATGTCCCCCCTCGGGTCCGTCGCTGTAGCCGTAAAAGCCGCCGCTGTTGCCGACGGTAAGAGTGCCGCCTGTTGCAGCTTTTGGGGCGCCATATATCAATAGTCTTCTGTTAATCATCGTCGCGCCGCTCCACGTATTCGCTCGGCCTGTCACATGTGCCTTTGACATTGCAGCACCCGCAAATAAAGCCGCCCTCTGGACCGTAATACTTGCAGGCATGGCACCAGCCGACGTATTTAATCTTAAACACATTCACCACTCCCAGTTGTCAATTATCGCTTTACAACTCAAAATCGCCCATTATCGTGAAATACCTTCAAATATTGCCCGATATCTCCAAATATCTCCTATTACCTTTAAAAAGCTCCGTTATCCTCGAATATCTTAAAAACAGCCGATATCTTTGAATATCTCGCATTATCGCCAGATATCTTTAAATATCGCCCGATTTTAAAGATATTCGGCAGATTGCTTTACTTTTTAAAGGTTTCTGTTTCCAGTAGATAGGCGATACCGTAAATCACTACAGCCGCAGCTGTTATAAAAAATATGTCTATCATGTCTCCATTATACCAAAAACAGCCCATTTTGACATTTGAAGTTTTCGAGATTTCAAAATAGGCCATTTTTACCATTTCATTTACATAGATAATTTTGAGGTATTTATGCGCAATTTCCTGGACTTTTACTTGCAAATTATGCACACAGTTTAAACTGGACCGCCAGAGGTTCCGGACCCTGTATCTACGCCGGTGTGTCGGTGCGTACCGAATTCGATACCAGCGATAGAAGCACCCGTTGTTACGTCAAGACGCTGCTGTGCCTTGATATTGCCCTGTACGGTCAAATTACCCGTAATGGTAGTATTACTATTTATCAAGGTGTTAGCCGTGTTCACAGTGACTTGTGACGGTCCTGTGATATTGATATTGCCGTCCGGCAAGACTTGGATGTAGCAGCTTGGCGTTTTGTTCAGGAAGCCGCCGACGTAAAAGCCATCAGAGATATCGAACATCCGGAATGTACCCGGCTGCACCGGCTCGGTGATACCTACATCGACATTCGACACATCCTGCTTGGCGAATACTGCAAGGCCGATATCTCCAACAACCGGGTCGCAAATCACCGCCGCCGCGCCGCCCTGAATGCGCAGATATGGCAGGCTGTACATTTGCGCTGGCTGTATGACGTTGTTTTCAGCGTCCATAGAACAAGTTAAGGGCAGGACGTCAACGCGCCCTGTGGGGGCAATTCCGCCCGCCTCAACGGCCTTTACGATAACCGGGAGTGCCGTGTAAAGGTTGCCGCCCATAAAAGACCGGATAAAGTAGTCCAGCTGATTATATTCCGAATTCCCGGAATAGGGCGTCCGGGTCGACTGTACCGCGGTCGGGTTACGCTGCTGCTTAACTGGCGTAGTTGGCATGTCTCCTCACCTCTCTAGCTATACTGATTGTTCTGCACAAATACGGCTGAAAAAGTGCTGTTCCATGCCGCTGTAGCGCTGGTATAAGCTTCGAGGTTGTGCGTAACCTTCGTTACTTTCCATATCCCCGACGCCTTGGGTACTTCACTGCGCACGTCTATCAGGCCGCCGATGTCGATGTTGTTGTCAAATATAGACGACCACTCTAAGCCGTCCTGCGTAAAAGACGGGTAGCCGCGGCCGCCAGTTTCGGCAGAGATAACAACGGCGTTGCCTGTCTTGTTTGCCCCGCTCGGAATGGTTGTAACTGTGCCGTTTTCAATGAATACCTCGCAGTCAATCATTCTGGCCAGCTTGTATATCTTCTGAATGGGACTGCCGTTTATCGTGGTATTCGATATCTGGCCAGATACGCCTTGGTTCTGATAAACATATTCAGCTTCTGTGGCGAACTGCTGGAACAGTGATGTAACGTCTGCCCGGCCCTTTATTCCTGTCGGTTTAGAAGGCAGCAGGGCGGCGTAAATTCCGCTGGCCGCACTGACGCGAAACTTGACATCAGGCGTGCCTGTGTAGTCCGCCCATGCAAGTGTAAACTCGCCCTCAAAGCATTTAACCATATTCCCGCCGTTGGGACCGACTTCGACAAGAATTAAATTCTTCTGTGACTGCTGTGGCATAAAGCCTAAAGTAGTGGCGCTGGCCATTACGTCCGGCGGCAGGCCTGCTATCCATAAATCAAGCGTCGTTTTGTCGTCGCCGCCCGGTTTAACAATCGTCGCCCCGGTGGCCAGTCCCTCAATGGTGATAGTATTGTTACCGCCTGCAAACGTCCCCTGCCGAAGCGTGATAGTCGTTCTGATTGATTTTTGAGTAAAGCTGCCCATTTATGCAATCTCACTTTCTGGAATATAAACCAGCTTGTAGCGTGTACCTATCTTTTCCAGCTCAATCTGACTGCTGTGGCCGTCTGTGTCGACAAACATCAGATTGCCGTTGAAATTTACTTTTGGCTGTTGAATAATCCATTGGCTACTCATGCAGATAGCGCCACGGCAGACTATATCAGTACCGACGTCGATATCAGCAAACAGCCAGCCATAACGCCAGTACAGCCTTATTTGACAAATCTGGCCGCCAAGAGTAACGCTGAACTTCTGGTCAGGTATGGCAGAAAGCGGAATAACTTTGTATCTGCTGTTGTCAGGGTTAGAATTAAGCGCCATATTTCCACCGCCTTACCATGATTTTACAATAGCCCCAATGTCATAAAGCGTACTTGTTAGCTCGTCGTTACCTTCTTCGGTGTTCTTGCTGCCCGTGTTCTGCGTCGACGTGTCACTAGGATTTTCGGCGTCGCTGGTAGTAATCGCACCGCCCCCGGAGCTTACCACAACATCAGAGTAGCTGCTTTCAACCTCGCGGACTTCAATTAAAGCAAGGTCTACAATAAGCTGGCTCGTAGCGCCGTTTTCCTCAAATTTATACTCATAACTCAACAAGTTCAGGTTTTTGTATTCGCGCAGCGGCGTGACGATTGAAAACGTCTCTGTGCTGGTCCGCAACGCTTCCAGCGTGTCCAGTACCTTCTGCAAGTCGGCAGGGCTTTTGCTGGACTTGGCCAGCGTAACTGTGCCTTCAAAAGGCATAATTGTTTTGTTGTAGGCGACAAAATAGCCCTTTTCTACGGGGTCATAGGTAACATTGCTGTCGCCTTTAAGCCGCCAGCCAAGAAAGGACGAAAAGTCAGTTAAGGTAGTACCGCGGGTATCCGCAAGCAGCCAGTTTGACCATTCGTTCTTTAGAAAGTCAAGTATCTTAACTGTCATTTAGTCGTTCCCCCTTGTCCCGGTGGCAGTACCCCAGTACAGGCCGCTGTTTTTATTAATGCCTTTACCAATGTCGGCGGCTATGCCGTCTGCGTTGGTTGCTTGGGTGTGAATATCAATCTTGCCGATTTCAAGCGTCTTGTTGCCGCCAGCTCCGGCACCTGCCAGCTGCGGCGTGATAGGTGTAAAGAACTGCTCATATCGGCCGCCTAGAAAGTCTTTAACGCCGTCCAGAGAGGGCAAGTTATCAATAATCTTTTTCAGCGTGTTCCAGGCGTTTTCAAGCGGCGTAATAAAGTAGTCGTTGATAAAGCCGCCTATAGCTTTGAACACGTTCATTGCTCCCACGCCCAGCATGGCTATAAATTTTAGTAGATATAAAAACCTTGTTATCAAATCTTTAAGGATAAATTTCAGGATTTCCCACGCAAATTGAGCAGCAGCCTTTAAGAAGTCCCATGCGCCTTGAAGGGCTGCCATTACTTCCTCGCCCGTGCCTAGCGTTTTCCAAAGGTCCTCAAACTGGCTCTTGCCGCCCTTGGCGTATACATATAAGTCCTCTAGTATCAGGATAAGCCCGACAATGGCGGCAATAATCCACGTTATAGGGTTCGTCATTATGGCGATAAACAAGCTCCACAGAGACGGCAGGACTACAGCGCCAATGACTAGCGCTATACCGGCCAGCGCGATTTCAAATGCAAGACTGTGTTTCTGTATAAAGGCAAAGGCCGAAGTCATTGCTTTGGCCGCTTCTGTCAGAACTGGCGCAAACAGCCGCATTACAGGCAAAAAAGACATGTTCAGAGTTCTAGCGAATCTGTCCATAGCGTTGTTATAGTTGGCGGCGATAACGGTGTCTTCTTTCTGAAATACGCCAAGTTCCCGCTCGTACCTGATAAGGTCCTGCATTCCCTTTTTGCCCATTTGCAGAAGGCCGATAGTGCCCTCGTCAAGTTGCAGGCGTTTCAGCAAGCCGGCTGAGGTCTGCCTGTCCATGCCCTCAACGGCTCCGGCGACGTCGGTCAATACGTCGAACACGTCGCGGGCTTTGCCGGTGGCGTCAAGTGTGGCAACGCCCATGCTTTCAAAAAAGGGCAGCAGTCGGCTTTTTCCGGTTATGGCAATTCTTTGCAGCTCGGCGCCTAGTCGTTCGGCCGTGCCATAGAAAGCCTCAACGCTACCGCCAGCAAGTTTAGACGCCACGGCCCATGATTGCAGTTTCGGCGCGTCTGCGCCTATGCGGTCAGCTATCTTGCCAAGTTCGTCAGCAACAGCCGTCAGGTTTTTAACCTCTGACATTATGAAGCCGACAGAAGCAAGCGCGCCAAACTTTGCCAGCGCGCCCGCCTTTATCCGGTCAGCAAAGCTGCTAACTTTGCTTTCAGCCTGCTTTAGTCCTTTATCTAGGCCAGTATTATCCATTTTAACGGCTATCAGCAGCGAATCGATTATGTTAGCCATAGTATACCGCCTTTACTTCAATTCTTGGACTTGGCTTTTTTCTCCATGTCCTTGTACATCAGGTTTTCGTTAATATTGTTGATATAGATTATCTCGCACATATCCAGCAGGTCCTCATAGCTGTAGTAGGTTTCAAGCTCTTTGAGGGTCGCAAAGCGCTGCGATATCACCAGCGCGGTCATGTTAGATACGTTTACGTATTTTTTGAGAAAACTATATCTGCCGGCTTGCCCGTCGTATTCGTCGGGGACTGGCCGGCGGCTAGAAAAAAATCAAAATTTAATTTAAACGCTTCAACGCGCAGCTTCCACAGCACCCGGAAGTCTTCAATAAATCCGTCTACCAGTTCGGGTGTGCAGGGTGTTTTGACGCCGCTTGTCGGCACATAAGAGCAGCAGGCAAGCAAATCGTCAAGCACTTTTTCTGCGTCGTCTACGTCAAGATTTCCAAGCGATGTAATAATACTGTCAAAATCTAAGTCGTCTAGTTTTAATTCGGTGATAGGTTTCCCGTCGGGAACGTTGATAGAAGTAGCAAAGCCGCCGTGAAGCAAGAGGGATAATGCCCGCATAAGCCAGCGCTCTTGCTTCTTGGCGGAAAACTGTGTAATCTCAAATTGAAGGTCGCGCCCCTGTCTTTCATCTCTCACCATAACAGTAATTGTTTTTCTCATTTTTCTTCTCCCTTATAGCTCCATTAGATACATTTTTCAAAGTCAAACGCGAACGTTACAGGGTCTAACACCTGTTTCAAGTCCGGCAGTCTCTTTGCCGTGGTCAGATAGCCATTGACATAGGTGTATGTCTTGGGCATAGACTTGATGTTGATAATCAAACTGACTTCGAAGGGTGTCATTTGATTTTCAGAAGCCGCAATCAGCGCTTGAAAATATGGCAGTGACGGGCTAGACGGTTCGATAGTGATATGCACCGTCTTTTTAGACGGAGTATAACCAGCGCTCAACTTGCCATCGACGCCCATTCTGGTGACGGCCAGTGTTTCCTCGTCTTGGTTGATTGCTTGGTCGGTAGCGAATCCCTCAACAGCAAAGCCGACGGGGAAAAGGTCATTAATAATCATAACCGCCGTAGCGTTAGCAGATGTGATGTTGCTGCTCATAGTCTAGTTTCCCCCTTTATACTACCGCTGTAAGCGGGAATTCAATTTTATTGACGCTGCCGCCGTAGGTGTACCATACAGAAATGTTTGGCGTTCCTCTGGTTGCCCTTACTTCTGGCGCCGGGTCAGTTACCCTAATGACAAAACCATTAGTGTACAGCTCGGTGCTGATGTCCTCGCCTGCTTCTTGGTACAGCTGCGCTTTTTGCGCTTCGGACAGGCTAACACCGGGGTCGATTACGCCATTTGTGAGCGCTCTGTTAATCGGGTCTGTCAGCCATGCTTTAATCATGGTATAGCCACGGTCTACATATGGCAGGCGTTGAGTTTGCTGCATACCGTTCAGGCAGGCAGTCTGCATAACGTTTTGCAGCCAAATCATATTGATGTAAACATCAACGAAGCCATAGCTGCCGCCACTCATAGCGCCATTATAGAAGATATTGAACTGCTCACTTCTGGACGCATAGCGGCCGTAGAAGTTGACTTTGTTGTCCAGCAGGCTTGCCTGTGTCTGGTCATCGGTGCAAGTCGGAGCAAGTCCGCTCTGTGTCTTGAACGCCCAAGAGATAGCACCCTGTTCACGGTTCCAGTCGATAGAAGCCGCGCAGCTCATAACGAACACAGATACCTCGCCGTTATCGTAGGTGTTAATAGTGCCCTCATAGTCGTTGAACGCCAGCTGGCCGGGCAAGGAAGAATCACCGCCAGCTACTTGGCTAGCGTCCATGCTGTAGGCGCAGTACAAGAATTTATTCAAGTTGCTGTTGCTCCACGCTGCCAGTTCTACAGCTTCTGCTGTTTCCGGTTGGTATACAGTGGTGAAGCTTACCCAGTTTTCAGACTGTTTAATCGCAGCATTCATAGTTTGGGTAGGTGTCATTGCCGCAGTACCTTGACTTACCACAGCACCAGCAGCGGCAGTAAGGCCTAAAGCAGTGGCTACGTCTGTTCCCAAAGCTTCTACGTTGCTTCCATCGGTCGCATAGGTCACGCTGGAATCGTTCCCCGTAGTGTTTGAGACAATGCGATAGTTTTTCTGGTTGGTATTGAAAGTAACCGTTGTGCCGGTTACCTTTGCCTGAATCAAACCTGCGATATCGCTTTGAGTTTTGGCGGTGGATAAATTCAGGTCGGTAACAGTAACCGGCGAACCGTCTACAGAGATAGTAAAGCCGCCCTCTGTGATTTTTTGCAGGTCGGTTACTCCCAGTGCTTGGCTACCTATTAAGGCGCCTGCGATAGCTTCATCAGTACGGCGGAAGAAATAAAGCGTGTTAGGTTTCTTGCTGCTGTTCGTAAAGCCTAAGAAGTAAATAACCGCAAGACGATATTCGTCGCTGTCATAGCCGAAGTATTCGCCGACTGCCTGTTGACCAGTGAAGCCCATAAGCAGCGGATACGGCATGATAGCGTTTTTAGTAAGCAAAACGCCAGCAAGCTCTAACTCTGTGGAACCAGATGAAATAACTCTTGGCGTGATGTTTACAAGTCTACTTGCAGGAATAGCCATTTTTAGATACCCCCTTTAATTAGTTTGTTGGCGAATGATGTACATCAACATTTTCCAGCCTTGTTACGCTTGCCCGCTCGAAGTATTCGACCTCGATAGAATATGTTGACCACATAGACAGGTGCAGTTTGACTTGAAAGCGGTTGATAAACTGGTTGGTGTCGTCTACGTAAGGCAGATACACCATGTTTTCAGCGTACAAAAGGCCAATGTCATAGTTATTATGAAAAAAATCGGCCGCATAGGCGCTACGGCTCAAGGTTTCTAATCCTTCGGCCCTGCTCCGTGAACGGTCGATATCGGTATCGCAAAAATCAACAGTTACAACGTATTCCCGTAATGTGGCCGTGATAACGTTACCTTCCGGGGTAACTTGGCTTTCACCTGTGTTTGTCCCTATACGGCGCGTCTGGCTCAAGTAAAACAATGTGTGCTCCCGTTCATCGCCGGGTAGCGCCATGTCGTTCTGGTTGCCCTCAAACACGCGCTGCGGGTCAAGCGTCGGCCGCATGTACTTCAACAGAAACTCGGTAACTGCGACGTTTATTTTTTTTTCTACATCAGATACAGGCATTTACTTTCCCTCGCCTTCGTCGGGTTCTTCCGGGTCAGGCTCTGGCTCCGGCGCTGGCCGTGTCTGTAGTACCGGCGGCGTCACAAGTTGGGTGATTTCAAAATTCGCCCACCCTGCATGTGCTGACCAGTCCTCAAGCACTTTGGAGATGTGCCAGTAGGTCCCATCTTCACGCTGGATGATATCACCTGTCCTACATAGCGGCACCCGCGATATACCGTCTACGGGCAGCGGCTGACTACTGTCAACAAACATCTGCTCTGTATGCGGCATATCGGGCACGTTTTCGCTATGGTCAAGGGAGTTTTCAGCGTTCGGCTGAATCTGCGCTGCAATCGTGATTGGCTCTTTATAGTACGGCGTCACTCTCCCATACGCCACAGCCTGCCCGTCAGACTGATAAAGAGTAACTGTTTCATCCGGGTGTACCGACGTTATCGAACCTCTCACTATAGCATGTAAATTCATCCCTAACATCTGCTATTCTCCTTTTTATTTTTCGTTGACAACTTGCCAACTAACAGCATTAATCATTGTTGATGTGTCGATAAGTGCCCGTTCCGGGTTACTTACCCCTAAAGACTTCCCGTTTTTCATCTTCCGGCGTTTAGCCGCTATCGTAGCAGGCTTGTTAAGCCGTGGCTCTCCCGGCGGCCAGTTGCGAATAGTCATCTGCAAATCGGTACGCGCTGACGGTCCAAGTGCCCGCAAGGCTCGAACAAATATGTCTTGTTCGATGATGTGCCCCTTGAAAATTCTTTCCAAGAAGCCCAGCCAGTCCTTACTTTTTTCCTCGACGGTCTTTTGCATAAAAGGCCGTTCTGGAACGCCGCCAAGGCCCACATTTTGAATGTAGGCGATGTACGCTACACTTTTCCCGTCCGGGTACGTTGACCCCTCTGGAAAGCCTATTTCTAGCTGCGGGTTTTGCTTTGCCAGCTGGCCGACAACTCTTTTAAAGTTGCCCAGCAGTTCCCCGCTACCGCCGCCCGCCTTTAGCTCAACATGAAAGCCCATTGTACCAACGGCCCCCGCTGATATATTTTTGCATAAGCTGCCAAAGAAGGAAGCCGCATTGCGTCTGCGTGTACCAGTTGGCTTTCGCCAGCACGGCATACGAAACGGAAACTTTGCCTTCCGTCGCACTTGCCACGTTGCCTACTGCCAGCGGGCCGCGCATTTGCAATTCGGATAAATGACAGGTCATCAGTTCAAGGAGCTTTGCCCGCTCGTCGTAGTCTTGGACTGCCGAAGCGGGGCCATTGTTGATTAAATAAGTGGCGGTATCGAAATTGTTTTCGATTTGCGCGTCCGGCAAAGTGATAAACGGATACTTTGCTTTAAAGTCTTCAAGGTTAAATTCAACAATGTTGTCTTCTTTAGACATAGTAGTTCCCCCCTATTCTGCCGGGGTAACTGAACCTTCTCTGCCCTCTGGCCCTGCCATTTTGGCGGCAGGCTCAAAGCCATTTCTAAGCGCTTTGCGCTCGTCTGTTTCTGCTTCGACGCTATACTTGTCGTCTTTAGTAGCGCAGAACAGTAAATGTTCTTTGATTAGCCAAAATTCCGGATAGTTTTTGCAGAACCATTCCCAAGCTGCACGGGGGACGTTAGGAGTTACGCCATAAGCGCCGACAGGGTTAATGCCCTTTTCCTTGCCCCGTAAGTGGGCATTGTTCCCGTTAAGGATAATGCGTTCAATAGTGCCTTTAGAGGTCGGGATAGCAAGTTCCAAGTCCTGCGGATAGTTAAGACATAAAGTCACGGTGTCAGTGGTATCAATAACAGCGCGGTTAGCGCTATTGATAGACTGCGCTTTGACCTTCTTTTCTTCCGCTGCCTTGGCTGCTTCTTCCGCCTGCTTTTCGGCTTCTTTAAGCGCCGCTTCATACGGTGTAGGCTCTGCTGCTTCTTCCGTGGCTTGCACAGCTTCGGCGGCGACCTCTGCCGCCGCTTCTGCTGCTAAGGTTTCTTGTGTTTCGGTAGCTACCTCTGCTGCTTTAGCAGTTTCGGTTTTTTTCTTCGTCAGTCTCGCCATTTTTCTTATCTCCCTTTACCCTAAATTATACACCAGTCATTGTAGCAACGGCAAACGGTCTGTATAAAATGCAGCCGTAGGAAGTGCCGACAAATTTCTGCTTGAAGCTGGAAGTTTCAGGCACTAAGCGCATTGCGCGCATTTTTTCGGAGAAACCGAATTCGCCTGTAGGCTCGCCGTTAATGCTGCGGCAAATGAGAAGTACAGTGCTGCTAGAGGAGTTTTCCAGTTCCGGCAGTTGAGCAAATTTGATGTTCGGGGTATAGCGTTTAATCATGTCCATAACGGATACGTTGAAGTCAGTTGCTTTACCCAGTTCAACAGCAGAGGAAGGAGAAGTTACGAGAATCAAATCGCTGTCGTTGCGGATGTGGCCCATAGAGTTTTTAGCCAAGTTCTGGAACAACAGCAGATAGTCTGCGTAAATTTCTTTAGTAGTTTTGAGCTTCCAAGTGTTACCGCCTTCACCAGTTCCCGGAACGATAGCAGCCGGACGGTTAGGCTCGTTCAGCAGGCCGTAGATTTCCATGTTTTCGACGCCCAGCAAATTGTATTTGTTTTGAGCAATGTCGATAGTGGTAGCTGCGGCGCGTTGTTTACGTGCTGCTAATTGCAAACGTGCTTTAGCTGCATAGTCTAGTTCACGGTCGCCATAGCGGATGTTGGTTTGAAATACGTATTGTTGACGGACCGGATAGGTCGGGTTGACGTCAGCCATTCCAGCATTGCCGTAGTCAGTGTAAGCTTCTACAGCTCCGGTGATTTCGTCGACTTCAAAACGTGCATAAGATGTAGTCCAGTCGCCTTTTTTAACCTCTGCGAAAATCTCGCGGGAGTTGCGAGGCCCGGTCAGAATCTCAATAACACGCGGGTCAAGATAAGATGTAAATTCTACAGGTACACCGCTGTTCGGTTCGGTTACCATTGCGGCGTCATAAGCCAAACGCTCAATGTCGGCGTCGTTAGCCATAATGCCACGAATTTTATAATGGTCATCAAATACAAAACCTTTTTCGCGCATAAGTGCTACTTGTTGGTCAATGTTCATTGGCATTTTTACTGTTCCCCTTTCTTTTTGTTCTTACGGTCCAAATCAAGAACCGCTAGGAGTGCTGGCAGGAACAACAGCCCCACGCCAATTTGAAATGATAATTACGCCGTTAGCAACACCGGCTTGAATTACTTCAAAGTCAGTTTCTACGGCACCATTAACGGTTGCTTGCGCATCTCCGGTTTTGATAGTACCGTCTGCCAATACGGCAAATACTTTCTGCCCGACAGTTGCGACGGTAGTGGTGACGGCAAAGAAATCGCCTTTTACCTCTACAGATACAGGATGACCAACGGGAACAACATTAGAAGCTTCTACGTCAATTCCAAGTGGGTTGGTGATTTCGCGCACTGCAAAGCCCAGAGGACGGTCAGTGCCGGTAGGTTTAACGCAGCCTTCTTTGGACGCGTCAGCCCATACGAAGCCGCCGATATTGCAAGCAGCACTTGCAACATAGCCTTTGGCGGTAGATACGATAGGGTTGATAGCTGCATATGCGCCCGGAATACCAATTCCGGGGTAAGTGTTTACGGTTTTCTGAAACGCCATTTTTTTACGCTCCTTTCTTATCGAACGCTGATTTTATTTAAGCCTTGCAGGTAGTCAGGTACGGAGACTGCGGAATCCATAGCAACGCGGCCAGCGCCCCATTTTTCAGTTTGTTTGCTTCTGCGCAGTGCGTCAACCATGCCTTTATAGGCGGTAGGCGAATACTCGGAAACATTGAAGCCTTCTGCTTTGAGTGCAGCGGCGTAGATATCGTCTGCGCTGTCATAAGCCAGCGGGTCAACTTTGCGGCCTAAGAATGCCTGACAGGTTTCAGCGGCGGCGTTGCGTTCGCGGAAACTTGTCTCAATTTTTTTACGTTCTGCCGCCAAAATGCTTGGCAGTGCGTCTTCGGCCAAGTACCTTTCTTCGCCCTCGCGTTCGTGGTCGCGGTCGATGCGTTTCGGGTCAGCTTTTTCGCGTTTCTCGCCGTATTTAACGCCCATTTCAAACGCTGCTCTGAAAGCAGGGTCTTTCATTTTTTCAGAAAGCTCGTCGTCTTCGCCTAAGGCTTTTTTCATGCCTTCGCTTTCATGTTCTTTATCCAGCTTTTCGCGTTCGCCGGGTTTCTTTTCCAGTTCTTCACCATATTTGACGCCTTCTGCAAATGTCATTTTGCCCTCGTCGTCTTTGGCGGCTGGTTTGGTTACAGCTTCTGCGGCTTCGTCCTCTGCTTTGGTGCCTTTCAAGCTAAGCAGGAAAGCGCGGATTTTGTCTTTAGCGGCAGCTTCCAAGCCGGGGAAAAGCTTGTCGGTGATTTCGTCAACGGTTGCGTTTTCGTCGATATCAACACCAACATCGCGGGGAGAATATCCGCCTTCTACTTGTGCTTCTACAACTTGGATTGCTTTGAGTAAGTTGCCCAATTCGGTCTCACTCTTTTCAATTCCTAAGTCGGCATCTGCGGCAAGCACGGAGTGCAAAGCTTTTGCGCGGCGTTGTTTAAAGCGCTGCACTGGCTCGGTAATTCTAAATTTTGCCATTTCTTTTAACTCTCCTTTCGGGGTATTGTTTATAGCTAGCCCAGCGGGCATACTATCGGCAACAGCCACGTCGGAACCAGCTCGGCCACGTGGCACAAGGGCAACGTGGTTACCCTTGATATCTCTCATTATAAAGTCATACGCTACGCCGTCAACCTCGCCCGGTGTGAAGTCAGGCGTGTAACGGTAGCTGCATGAAAGCTCCTTGAACTCTCCACGCTCGATTTTTCCAATCGCATCAGCGTCCTGCACTGATATGGTGTTTCGCAAATATGGAGCGTCAAACGTGGTATCGGTCCCGGTAGCTCCTACCCGGTGTTCTTTCTGCGGCTCGTCTGCACTGTCAAAATGGTGCTCAAGCAGCAGCGGCAGGCCGTTGAAAGTCTCGGCCGCTTTGGCCAGCTCGTCCGGGTCACGGTATCCGTAGTATATCCCCGTGGGGTTAAGTCCCAGTTCGGCGGCTCCGGGTATCTCCCGGCCATAATAAGGATTGATACAGGCTTTGGATATCGGGCAGGCTGATACGTGCAGATATCCGTTATCGTCTATCCTTCGGGCTGACGGGGCAGCGTCGAAGGTCAAATTGCTATCTTTTTCCACTTTATCACCTCTTAACTTACATGAATAATTTTGAGGTATTTATACGGCTTTTCACGGCATTTTATCCGCAAATTATGCACACAGTTTAAACGGTGTAAATCCTATCCCCGGGGGTGGGTCTACCCCAAATCTACATTTGCTGTCTGCTACAGTACGTGTAAATTCAATACTTTTCTCCCTTATTATAGCAGAAAAGTGTATATTCAAAGTCCTGTAGTACGTATTTACTAGGTTTCGAGCAGTTCGCTGATGTTTGGTCTGTAAGTGCAGCGGCAGTATGGAAGCTCGCCCGGTTTCACTTTTTTGCCTACCTCATAGTCAAACAATCCCTCGTCCAAGTCGAATTCTTTGCCGTCCATCTCCTCATGTGATTTACGGCTCGTTTTCTCGCCCGGAATATGTACCCATGTGCCAGTTTTTATACCCAGCTCCCGGGATTGGGCAAGTTCTAGCTCCTGCGTGGCCTTGTTCGTCTGGTCCATTGCAATCAGCTGCGCCTTACGCTCTGTAACACCTTCAATGTCTAGTAGCGTTTGATAAAGGCTTGCCATATCCCGGCCACGTTTGGCGCTTTCATATACACTTTTGATGATTTTATCAAAAAATGACGGGGCAATGGTCCTGATAAGGTTTACATTCCGTTCGGCAGCTTCTTCTAGTATGCGTTCATAAGCTGGTGTTACCGTGAATTTAATCGCCACGCCTACCCTTTTTAGTTCCGCCATTAAAGCCGCCCTGTTGGTTTTATCAATCTTGTTGATAAAGCGCACGGCCGCCCGTTCCGCCCGCTCCCGATTGAAGTCCATAATGTACTGGTGGAATTTCCGCCGCAGTACCGCCAGAAGCTCGTCAAGGTTTACCTCTTGCCCCTCAATGGTGATATCATACGCCAGCTGGTCGCCCTTGAGAAACTTCTTGTAATTCTTCAAGACATAGGGGATAGCTGTTTTCATCATGGGGCGGATAATGCGGCGTATCTCGCGGGCATAGCTTTGCTGTATGCCTGCATTAAAGACGTGTGGCGGCAGGAAGGTCTGCCCTCGTCTGGTCCTTCTGCGTCTGGCCATTTACTCACCCCTGACTGTTCTTCTCTGGCGGCGTTTCGGGTTTTAGCAGCTCCATTATCTCGCTATAGTCTGCGCTTGGTTCTTCTGTGTCTTCTACATCAAAGTTAGCCATAAAATGATTGTAAGGGCTATTATCACGCGTTTTAAGCTCCTCGCGTACTTCCTCTGGTGCCAATGCTCCCATAGCTATATAGAGGTTATCAGTTTCGGCTTGAGTGCGTCGAAGTGTAGCCATTGTTTCCTCACTCTTTTCAGAGAGTGGGTTAAATTCGACGCTGATACTTTCATCAATTTCGCCATATTCAATGAGTTGCAGTATCTTTACCAACCGTTCAAGCGGTTTTCTAAGCTGCCTTTCCTGCTGGCTGCTGATGTGCTTGTAATGGTTTTCAAGGTCGCTTTCCCCTGTAGCGTTCATGCCCTGCGGGGCGATGCCCCACAGTTTAGTTGCTGGCTCCTGAAACATAGCCGCTACAAACTCCATTGCCTGCGATACGATTTCACGCACGCCTGATAAAGCTGTGATTTTAACGTCTACTTCTTCCTCTTCCTTGTCGATAAGGAGCACGCCGTCATTGTTACGATTTTTGGCAAAATGATTTAAACGGCGGTCTATAGACGCCCAATCAGCACCGGAAAGAATTTGTGCATTGAGGTTTGTTTTGAATATGGTCAAACTGAATTTAGTAAGCAAACGTGCTTCTGCTTCCCGGCACTCGGTAAAGTGAGAAACTACGTCTAAGACGGTTTGCGCAAGTGGAATACCGAAAAAGTTATAAGCAGGTTTCAGCAGCGTAGGCAGCTCGTTTTGCGAAAAGTATAATACCCTGCTGCGGTGAATAGGTACGCCCATAACAAACCATGTCTGCGGATTGTAGTAATTCTGGCTCATTGGGTTAGTAGAATCATATTCCCCCGGCGAGATATTGAAGGCTTCCAGCAGGCGCAGGCCTTTGATTTTCTTACCTAGAAGGCCATCGGCGGTAAGCGGTATCGCGTTTACTAAGTCTTCTGGTCTTTCTCCTTCGTAGTCCATTCCTACAAGACAGCCGCCCATATAGCCGTTGTTGCAGATAGCTTTATAAAACATATCTTTGACGTTCAGGCGGTTTAACTCCGATTCAAGAAATTTAATCTTCTCCCGGCTTTCTTCTTTTTCCGTGGTGAGTTTCCAGCCTTTTTCGGTCATTTCAGAGGCTATCATCTCTACGCCTGTCCGAATAAGTGGGTTCTGTGTCAGCGCCGTTAGATAGCCATAGCCAAGAAACTGCGGATAAACGTTATCACCCAACACCCGCATGGTATGGAGTATCAAGCTGTGGCAGGCGCTAATAGCTTCATCGTTGGCGGCCTGTGCCTTTGCGTCCGGCGCACCCATTGTTTCCGGAATACCGAACATGGTCTGTACGTCTTCCAGTCGCGGTTCAATAAAGATGTTATTGTTATTACCGCTATTAATGACGTTCAGTGCCTTTCTGTGCGTCTCATTTACAGACGTGGGACTAATTACTCTGCTTCTGTTTAAAAGCTCCGTACTGCGGATATTAAGCGGTTTAAACTGCTTCTTTTTCACTTTGTTTACCCCCTGTTTATGAAATTCGCAAAGCGCCCTTGTTTTGGCATAAATAGTTTACAGCGTCTATAGTATGGTCATTGCCGTCGGGATACGTCGCTATAAAGTTTCCGTTTTTGTCTTTTTTCAGCTCATAGTTAGCAAACTCACGGGCAGCATTCGGGCAGCGGTTAGGGTCTATGACTATCCGCAGTAGCTCCTTGCTTAAATAGTCGTATCCAGCCTCACGGCTTCCGGGTCCCTTTTTGGCCGGTCTCACATTTATACCATAGCTTCTAAGCGTGTGCACGCTTCGGGGCTCTACATCTGATATTATAAGCTCATTTCCCGGGTTTTCTTCTCTTATGTGGTCTGCAAGCGTCCACAGCGGACACTGCACCTGATAATATTCGTTGTATATGTATAACGTTCGCCGTGCTGCGTCTAGGTTGCCGGTCATATACGCCAGCGGGTCATTAGCAAAACCAAAGTCAAGGCCGCGTTTGATGTTGCCAAAACTCTTGATTTCTTCGTCCGTTATCTCGCGCAGGACCAAGTTGTTAAATACCTCGCCGCCAGTGCCGGTAACGTCGCCTAAAAACACATGCCGCCACCTGCGGGGTGAAAACTTACGCAGCGTTTCGGCTTCTGTTACAATCATGGGGCCTACCCATTCGGCCGGGCCATACAGGTAGTTACTCTTGTGTACTATCTTTTCAGGGGTCTTTTTCTGCGTCTCGACGTTTACCCAGCTGCTTAACGACTGCGGCGGGTTGTAGGTATAGAACACCCAGAATTTATCTCCGCCACGCATGAACGATAAACGGGCGTTGTCTACTTCTTCCATGCCGTCATATTCTGCCAGTTCTTCAAACCATAGCACGGAATAGTAACCATTGGATACCTTAATCGACTTCAAGGTGTTGCTGTCGCTAAGTCCGAAAAAATTAATCTTCTGGCCAGTAGGCTTATAAATTATTTCAAGCGGCGACAGTCTGGCGATGAAAAATTCAGTAAGTCCCAGCTTTTCTATCGCCCACAGCATTTGCTCATAAACAGTTTTTCGGAGCGTGTTATCTCTTTTCCGGATAACAGCTACATGCGCCGCAGGATTATTTATGAGCAGCAGTATGGCCACTATGGCGGTAAACGACGACTTGAAACTACCACGGCCGCCACATAACCAGTAATACGTATATGCGTGCTGCATTACTGCGTGGTACAGGCCATAAAACGCAGGACCTATACAGTCAGTCAGCTTTATCTGTTTAAGCCTTGTCTCCGGTGTCTGGTTCTGATAATTCATCTTCTCCCGTCACTCCCATTTGCTCTGCCAGTTCCGCAGCTCTGCGCTCCATTTCTTCCTCGCTCATGGTCGGCTGAATAGGTACACTCTCCGCCGCCGGAAGCGCCCCCGGAATATCAACGACTATCTGCGGCGTGATATTGACGTTCACAGCCTTTTCATTAAACAGCTTATGATATCTGGCCATTCCTTCCGTGCCTGCTCTGTGCAGGCTAAGGCGCTGCACGGTCTTACCTATTAAAACGTATTCTTTATCTGGCCCTTGACCTCTGGCGGCATAGTTTAGTGTCTCGATAGTCTCGACAAGCTCGCCGCGCATTTGGCTGGTACGATTTAACCAG